CCTGTTGTGATTTTTTCCATCTGGTACATACCCCGTCTCCCGTTATCCGGAAGCTCACAACAATATAAAGACCACCGGCACACACCGATGGTCCCTTGCGCAGGCTTACATCATCATGTCGCTGTCAGGTGTGGGTTCACCGCCATCTGAAGCACTCCCGTCACCCGCGATACCTTCCGGCTCCGGAACCGCTGGTACGCCCAGCAGCTCATCCAGAATGGCATCCACTTCTGCATCAAGACGCGACTCAAGGTTCTGGCGGAGTTTCTGTTTCAGTGCGCTCCGGACTTCTTCAGAGCGCAGGACTTCCTTCACTGCCTCAGCAGTGACCAGGGATGTGATTTCTGACATGGGATTTTCTCGTTGAAAGGTGTTGTCAAGAAAGTGACTACGGAATGAGCGGATCTTCGGGTTTGCTTCCGGCTGACTGACTGGCGCTGATTCTCTCAGCGGCCCTTTTATCAATCTGCCTGCGCCAGAAATCGCGCACTGCCCTGTACCCACCCGAAAGAAGATACATAACACAGACTGCCATACAGAAGTACAGCATTACCTGATGAATAAATGTCATAATTTCTTACCGTTATGGTTGACAATGAGAACTGTTTTCATTTAAAAAACCGATATACGAAAGCATCTTTTCTTTACATTCTCCATTGGAATTACCTCCGCCAGCGTCCATTCCTGCCGCTGGCGGCTTTTTTTATCATGCCGCGATGTCCGCGTTGTTCACTTCCACCTTCACACTGTCAATCAGCAGCGTATATGTCGCCGCCTTTGATATGCCTGTCAGTTGCAGTTTGTCCGCCGCCCCTGATGCCGGAGATTTCACCAGTGTGAACGGCGTCCCCCGTTTCTCATCCAGTACCGGCGTCACCTGAATGCTGTTGTTTCCGGCAAACTCAAAAGCCAGTGTGTGCCATCCGTTATCAAAGACCCCGAACGTATCCAGCTTCGCATTCGGCTTCTTGTGGTGCATCGCGTTCAGGTTCGTCGCATCCGTCTGCAGGAAGAAGGACATCAGCATGTCGTTGCCTTCCTCTGCCAGCGTCACTCCCTCCGGCAGGGACGACAACTGCCAGTAAATGCCCAGGGCAAACTGATTCGGCACCAGTGAACCCGGCAACTTAAACCGTACGCTCACACGTCCCCCCTTCTTCAGTAACTCCACTCCCTGTCCGGCTGCATCATGCTCCAGAAACCAGATGTGGTTTTCCGGTTTATTCAGTTGCAGGGCCTTACCTCCCGTAGCCCCCGCATCACTGACCACCGCTTCAGCAATGTTTTTGTTAACATTGTCTCCGCTCGCCGGTTTGTGATAATAGCGCCAGCCCTGTGATGCCAGGTCTTCGCCGGACGCCAGCAGACTCATCAGGGTTCGGTTACTGACCGGGGCTTCCGGCTCTCTCTCCGTACCTTCACCGGAAGGTCCGGTGGGCTTCACCGTATCAGGCTGTTTTCCGGTAATGAATTCAGCGTTTCTCCCGGCATGCACAAGAATCGCCGTTGCCAGACGGTCGGAAATAATCCCACGACGTGCCCATGATCCAAAATGCGTTTTACGGTCAGCCGTCGTCCAGGTTTTGGCGTCCGTTCGACCACCGGCTCCGTAATACCCAATATCCGCAACATCCGGATCTTCTGACGGCTCGTTGGTACCCACATTTCGCCCGTTTTCATCCGTCATAAACGGCACAAAGAAGATTTTTTTTGCGGATTTCGTCTTGTATGCACCATACACCGCATCGTATTGCGAAGAATAAGTCTGCTTCCAGTAGTAGGTCGTGTCGCCACAAATCCAGGGAACCGATGACGGAGAGCCCCCGAGACACTGACCTCCGAATTCCGACAGGTCAGAACGATATTTTTCCACCATGGAATCAAACAGCCCCGGCTGAGTGGCGTATGCACCCTGTTTCAAATCAAACTCGCCCTGCATCCAGACCACTGCAAGCAGAATATTTTTAGGGTTGGCCTTCAGTGCGGCCTGAGTACGGGTAAGCAGGTCCTTGTACAGTGGCTTATCTACACCCCAGCGTGCCGAGGTCTCGCTTGCGCCGGTGGATTCGCTGAAGGTACCTTCATCGCCCGCCAAAAATGCAGAACCACCACGGCAGCACGGAACCAGAAGAATACCGGCATTCGCCGGAATAAACGGCAACAATTTCTTCGCGATATGTAATCCCTGCCCCACGCATCCATACTGAGCTGCGCTGGCTTTCGGGTGTGAAAACTTACTCAAATCCTGAACATCATGCAGGCAGTGGTCCGCAGGAATAATGTCATTGTAGTTACAGGACGCACCACCCGGCGTGACAGTGCTGCGACGCGCCAGCTGTTTAATACGCGGGTCCGGACGGTCATATGTCTCCGGCAGCGGAAGCCCTTCACCATACGCCATACCGTTTGACTGCCCGGCCAGGGCAACAACAAAGTAATACTCCGGGTTGCTGGTGGTGCTGATAACTGCGCCTTCTCCATCCGACGGCTTCACCACCACAGGTGTGGTGACATCACCTTCCGCCGCAATGGCCTGCATCAGGGTATAAGGCGTGATGGCCACCGGACTGCCAAATGGCTGCCACCCCTCCTTCAGTTTTTGTGTCAGTCGTTTCGCAAGGTCTGACGGCGATGCCGCCCTGACAACATCATAGTGTTTAAATGCCATGGTTCTTTCCACCATCTGAAAAATAATTCTTTAAAATACCTGACATGTAATACAGAAAAAACACAAAACCATACCTTAAATAAAAACCTCATCATCAAGCAGATATGCATGGATAAACTACAAGACGAGATATAAACCACCCTGCATTTAAATAAACAATAAACAACATCAGAAAAATAATTCTGCTCTATGGTTTACATTCAAAAATATCATTTATACTTTTCAGAACATCACCAGCAAGGCATAAACAAGGAAACTAAATGAAGTGGATTGTGATTGATACAGTTATCCAGCCATCATGCGGAATATCTTTTTCAGTCATATGGAGTAAAATAAAATTAATAATCTGGTATCAATCGGATGCTTTCTTACCTCCTGAAAGTATATTTACACTGACTCACACAGGTATCATGCTCAATAACAAAGTGCTACCTGTAACCATTTACAACGTAGCACCATTCAATAAAACATTCTGGAATTTAATCAAAAACAGCCAGGAATGTCCTACAAATACAGATAACGTATTGAATGAATGCTTTAATAACCGTTGCACTCTGCAAATATGTCCTTATGGACTAAAACAACAAAGTCCATAAGGAGTTTACTCACATCTGACAAAATCAATATAAAAAGCCCCTCCGGAGAGGGGCTGGAGAGTGGCGCTATGTGCCATTGCATGGTGCCGGGTGCCTCCCGGTGAATTCAGTACCAGCACCTGAATCCGCGATTATCCCATATACCTACTCGCTGATTGCCCCTCCGCACAGGGGGATTCACCATGCCAGTTTCTTTTAACAAACTCCCCGCAAACCAGACAACAGTCAACCGCCTGAATTGTGAGGTATTTAAAAATTTCTCCCGCTAACTGATACCCGGCTAACAGTCTGGCGTTTTCTTTTTCAGCAACGGGAAAGCAACAACCACCACACCCGCCACCAGCACACCGTCAGCCAGCACTGACATTATCCGGCTGCTGCAATGCCACTCACAAAAACAGTAAGCAATCACTTTTTACCGTAACAAGTGATAATCCAGATATGTATCTACCCCAGATGAGTAATCCGAAGTTCATCCATACCACAGGTACTGGCTATTCTGTTGTACTCCTGAACAAGAGCAAATAATTCTGAATTAGCAACCATGAACTCATCGCAAACCCTCTGTATAGCATCACTATTCAGAATAATAACGTCTCTTCCCGAAAGACGATCAGGAGTACAGAACAAAACTGTCAAACGGCTGAAGGCCTTTGCTCGTCCTGCATTGACTATATCAATACGCTGCCTAAGGATGAAACACCCCGACGCCTCATCAATATTCACTCTACCCACACCATATGAATGATAAATATTTAATGCTGAAAAAACCATTAGACCGTATAACAAACACTCAATCAATACTTAACAGAACTTTTATTTTTGACAAACATAAAATATTTTCAACAATATCCTGAGCCAGGTATATTTCAGTATAAGGCTCTGCCGGAAGGAATCTGGAAGAATGAATATGGCGCGTTGTACTGGATTCGAACCAGTGACCGATTGCTTAGAAGGCAATTGCTCTGTCCGGCTGAGCTAACAACGCAGGATACAGATAATGGACCGCCTTCGGGGACCCGAACTCCGCGCAACCAGCTTCGAAGGCTGGCGCTCTTTCCTGATGAGCTAATGGCGGTATGTGATGGTGGCCCTTGCTGGATTTGAACCAGCGACCTGGCGATTATGAGTCGCTCGCTCTCACCACTGAGCTAAAGGGCCGGGAGCAGAATAATAATGGTGCGTAATTAATTCTGCAATCTCATCCGTTTCAAACGATTAAATCCTGAACTTCCCTGACTGTCTGCTCAAAACGTCCGGTCTCCAGCTCAACACCAATCGCACGACGCCCCAGTGCCATCGCCGCTTTTACCGTTGAACCCGACCCCATGAAAAAATCCGCAACCAGATCACCAGGACGGCTACTTGCGCTGATTATCTGCTGCAGCATTTCTGCCGGTTTTTCGCACGGATGTTTCCCGGGATAGAACTGCACCGGTTTATGCGTCCACACATCGGTATACGGCACCTGCACCGTCACGCCAAAATACCGCCGCAGATGTTTATATTCACTCAGCAGCTCCGCATACTGCCGGTTCAGTGAGGTATACGTATCCACCAGCTGGTGGTGGAGCTTTTCCAGTTCACCACGCCGATGCTTCTCTTCTGCCACCCGGGCAAACAGCGCCTGTAATTTCAGATAATCGCTTTCATTCGGTAGCTGCCACTGACTGGCACTGAACCAGTGCGACACCATGTTTTTCTTTCCTGTGGCATCTGCAATCTGTTTTGCCGTTATCCCCAGGGCCGCGCGCGCATCACGAAAGTAAGAAATCAGCGGGGCCATCACATGCTGTTTCAGTGCACTGCCCTTCGCCGCATACCCGGCATCTTTCGGACGATACGGCCCCTGATAATGTTCCGCGAACAGAATGCGCTCTGTGGCGGGGAAATACGCCCGCAGGCTTTCCTTGTTGCATCCGTTCCAGCGTCCGGACGGCTTCGCCCAGATAATATGGTTCAGCACACTGAAGCGTTCACGCATCATGATTTCGATATCAGATGCCAGGCGATGACCACAGAACAGGTAAAGACTTCCGGCAGGTTTCAGCACCCGCCAGAACTGCGCCAGACACTGGTCCAGCCACTTCAGGTAATCATCGTCGCCCTTCCACTGGTTATCCCAGCCCTCAGGCTTCACTTTAAAGTACGGCGGGTCCGTGACTATCAGGTCAACAGAATTTTCGGGTAACGACCGGATAAATTCCAGGCAGTCGGCGTTGATTAACTCACAACTGGATATTTTTACAGTATTAAGCATGGATCATTAAGCCTGTCTCTGATAGGCTCATTCTGCTTTTGCGCAAAGCAGTGGGCCTGAGGTTTGCTTGTGATCCGGACGCATGAGCAGATGGCTGGTGGGTGCCCCTAACACCCACCAGCCGCCCATTTACCACAAATAAAAAAGCCTTCACTGCGGAAGGCGTCTGTAACAACCGAACTGATAGTCTGCCAGACCCGCCATAACCAGCTGAGTCAGTATTAACTGGCAGCGTTCGCGTGAAAGGTAAGTATTCTGCGCTATCTCCCCGACTGTCGCCGGGTCGGTAACGCTTAATTCATTAAACACCACTCTGGCGGTTTCTGTCATATCCTGCTGTTTTAGCATGTCTTTTCCTTTTCCGGTTAACGTGACACACCAATAACTCTTGTCGAAAAAGCCAGCAAGCTGAAAGACAGGTATTCACCGCCACCAGCGCGTTTACTGTACTGACGCGATTTCAGTCATAAAAAACCCGCCAGGCGGCGGGGTGTAAAAAATCTTCTAACGTCAGGCATAAAACGCCCATCGTTAGAGCAAATTTACCACAGATTCGGGAAAAATCAACAACACTATCGCGTTACCCTCTTTAACTGCCGCTCCGCCCATGCCTCTTCAATGTCAAACCGAACCACCAACGTATCGTAAAAGCGTTTCACTGATTTTTTCCACGTATCAAGCGTGATAGCACTCGTCACTTTGCATATGGCATTAAATGCCTCCGTTGATGGCAGCCTTTCACAGCCACGACCACCACAACGCTGGCAATCTCTGATAACAGGCATACCACGTTTTACCGACTCTTCACGATGAATGGCGACACCACGCCCACGGCAATCCTTACAGGCGGTGGAAACCTCACCCTTTCCGCCACACTCCGGACAGGCAACTTTTACCACCTCCCTGACTTTTTTCCATTCTTCCCAGTAAGACGGATACACGCCTTTTGTGCACTTTGCCCACACTGGTGGCTTACCATCCGGATACTGGATCTTGTTTGTAAAAACCTCGCTTTCAATAAATTTTTTTCCGTGACAGCAAGGGCACTGTTTTTTGCTCGCCGCGCTACGGGCATAATCTTCAAACGCATACGAAGCCATAATGCGCATCACTACCGGTTTTATTTCTGCCGGAAGTTTTCTCAACGCCGCCACACGATCGCACCGACTGAGTGCATAATCTGCCAGTAATTCTGTTGCCCGCGCCCTGTCATTCATACTGATGCCCATTTTCCCCAGGAACGCAGAAAACCCCATCTCAGCCCGATTCTGTGTCATGCCCTGCGCGGCCATCACATCAGTGATACTCAGCGCATCTTTTGACGTTGAGGCCGATGCATCGGTCAGGCCAGGGGATTTTGGGGAGTAGTATTTCGGTAAATCTTCCAGTTTCATTTTTTGACCTGCTCTTCATGCATTATGGGGTAAATCTTCACCCCCATACGTCCACCAGATACTGGCTGACCACGAACGATATTGATTTCATCAAACTGCTCATCGTCCATTAACACTCCCGCATGCGTCAGCGCATCCAGCGGTGCTTTCAGGATATTGTCCAGGTCGCGACGACGCTTATCCGGTGGCTCTGCAATCACCTTTATCGCCAGCCTTCCGGACAGGCTTAATTTCAGCCGCTGCTGGCGAACAATAAGCGCCACAGCCCGGCGATAACGCTTTCCCTCCTCCGAGATAAAATATGTGCTGCCACGGCGTCGCCAGTAAGTGTTCACCGTCGGCGGGTAAGGTAAAACCAAATCTATGAGCATCAGTCACCTCTTTTACCCAAGCACGCCAGTTGCAAAGGCGTGATCAAGAAAACGAAAAATTAAATCAACCTGAGAACCATGCTTTTCTTCGAACGCCAGAGGATCCGCATGAAGCTCGTTGTGATGCTCCCGACACAGCGGTAGCGTGAAAATATCGTGAGATTTTGTCCCCATTCCGCCCTGACCATGACCAATCAGGTGATGGGGATCGTCGGCTGGCTTACCACAACACGCACACGGCTGTGTCTTCACCCAGCGTGTGTATTTCTCGTTAACCCAGCGGCGACGTTTAGGTCGTTTCATGAAAGATTCCGGAGACTCAGGATCAACGGCAATGCTGACCACCGTCTCTTCCTGTGGCGGGTTTTGCTGGTGGGCGTGAGGCAGCGGCGCAAGATTTTTTGTGCGCTGCTTCAGTATGCTGGTGGCGGTCTGCTCTCCCGGTACGATGTCGCTTTCACGGTACATTGAGCGGATTTTTTCCGCACGCAACCCCAGCGAACGACGTAATACCGCTTCCGGTAGCGCGTCCGCCACCTGATTGCGGACCGCCCACC